AGCAATAGCCACCGCTTGGTTTTGTTCATAACCCTCGTCACGCAACTTACTAATGTTGCTGCTAATTGTTTTGCGGCTTTTGCCTTTCTTGAGCGGCATATCAGCAGCCCATGTAATCCGTGCCCTTGATAGCGGCTCCCGCTCCACGGACTTTCATCTTACGAGGCTTATCGCCAGCCATAGGTGCAGGTGCAGTTTTGCCATAAGGCACACGGCCCTGACCTTTAATGTCTGCATACTCGACCGCCTTCGGCGCGTCCTTGGGTGCAGAACCCATGTATTTTACTTTACCTTTCATATTAACCTCCTGTGGGTCTAATAAATTCTTCCGTTATGGGATTAGAATACATCAAATACCCATCGAAGACGGAGTTAGAAAACGATCCTAACCCCTGTTGCGTTGGAGGGACATACATCCCGGCAGTCGTAGACGGAACCATTACGTCATAAGTTTGTGGCGGTGGCGCGTTGAAATCAAAATTAGATGGACCAAATGCACTAGCTACATTACCCGGCGATACATTTATATCTGGATAAGAAGTCGCTGCCGAAGACGTGCCCGATGGATTGGTTATGGGCGTCGTATTAGTCGCAGGGGTTGTTGAGAAATGCTCAGGGTTCCCGCTAAAACCAATGCCGCCTTGCGTAACACTCGTAATTTGATTTGGATTGTAAACGGTGCTGTCCGGGCTACCGTCTCCGCTTCGGCCACCACCGCCGCCACCGAAAGTCAAACCCGCGTTGATTGCCGCGGTTTCTTCATTACTGTTTCCCAAAATTGACGCATCTTGATAACCAGTTTGCTGCGTAAGAAAAAATATACCCCTCTCACCAGTAACCGGGTTTACCTTATAAAATTGAGTGCCCGTGCTAAAGTTTGTATTGTTTGCTTGATTGTACGCTTCAATCTCTTCAGGCGTGTACAGTTCAGGTTCAACCGCACCACCTTCAGCATAAGCATATGTCAAACTCTTGCTCATCATTGCTGGGGCCCACCTTGGTTTTTCAATAGCTCACGCTGCATAGCGGCGTCGATACGAGCCTGTGTCTGACGCTCTTGTGATGCCAAACGCTGATCGAATTGATTCGACCGCATTTGCTGATTCTGTGCGTCCAACTGTACTTTGGCTTGGTCGATCTGCTGATCCGCTTGATCGGACTGCGCCCTGATCTGAAGCTCCTGCTCCTTGAGCTGTACAAGTGGGTCCGGGGCCCCTGCACCCGATAGCTGGGCAGAAAGCTCTTTGACCTGCTGCATACCTTCAGCAACAAACTGCGCCGTCAGACGTTCGATTTCCAACATCTCTTCGTCCGAAGCTGCCTGTCCGGTCTGCTGTACCTGTTGCAGATACGCCACAGCCGCTTGTTCGCGGGCCGCGATCTGTACATGCTCCATCACGTGCTTCTGCAATTCCATCGCAACCGGAGGCATCGCTGCGACCATTTGTCCCGATCCAAACACCAAGTGCGCCATGATGTGCGCCTGATGGTTCTGACCCTCAAACGCTTTCAGCGGCAACATATCCAATGCGTTGATGTTCTCTTGTGCCGGATCAATAGGCTCTGCCTCTTCCGCAGGCACAGACTTCATAATCCGATCTACGTCGGTCACGCCCAAGGCTTCGTACATATCCTTGAACACTTCATGCAGATTATGTATCTCTGGTGCTTGGGTCGCGAGCTGTAGTTTAGTCTGCGCCAACATGATCCGCTGTGACTGACTAAATGCGTTAGGGTTACTTACAGGAACCACATCCACACGGTCGTCAAAGTCAGACGCCATGATCGTCTGGTCGCCGCCCGCAACCGAGTACGGATACTCTTGCGGCAAGCTCTCACTCATCACGCGAGCAAGAATCTTAAACTCCTGACGCATCGCGTAGTGCAGGCGCTTGTGTACAGCGCTCATGACCCGCGAGCCTTGTTCCATCATGGCAATAGTCGTGCCTACCGCAGCCTGCTGATTACCGTCACCTACCTTAAGGTCCGTGATCGTCGCAAAGCGCTGACCGGCCTGTACTACAAAGCCCAATAAATTAAAGAGCGTTTGGTCCGGGCCCTTGAAAGGCAGCGGCATAAGGCTATCGCGAATAGCCCCACCCGGTGCGTCCACGTCGCGGAACTCACCCGGCTGCAACGGGTCATCGTCGTCCCTGATCCGTAGTCCGCGGGCCTTGAAGCCCGCTGGGAGATTGGACAACGTACCAGCGTCGATCAACTGTCGCAGTGCCGCTGTGGCGGTCCGAGACAGACCACCAATCGTGTGAATAAGACCTAGCCCATAGAACCCAAATCCGGGGAGGAACTTGAAATGGGTGAAGTAGGCAATTTTCTTCTTGAGCGGGTCTTCTTCACGATAGTTTCGTCTGATCGACAGAATTTGTCCGTTGTCTTCTGAAATCGTAACGATGTAGGGCACCTTGATGCCAGTAGGTTCACCGTCGTCATCTAACTCTTCGTAACCTTCTAAGTCCAAATCGACATGGCACTCAAGGATGGTGCAGTCATAATCAATCTGGTTAGGCTCTTGGCCTTCGATCTTGTCGAACTCGCCGTCTAGCTGCGTAATTTCTTTCTGTGCAGGCAGCACCTCAACGTCCAAATACATGCCCGCAATCTGACGCTTGCGTAAATCATTAAGCGACATGCGTACAATCTGGGTGATGTTGGGGCATGTTTCGAGGTCCGCGGTGTCATACGGGACAATCAAATTCTCCGCAGGGACAAACTTGGATACCGCACGACCTAGCGTCTCGTCATAGTACGTCTTCTTGAACGTCGAACCCGCCAACGGCAGATAGAACAGCATTTGGTCCATATCTGGCGTGTATTCTTCCATCACATTGGTGATGTAGTAATTCATAAAGCCACGCACACGCATGGCTTGCTGCTGCTTCTCAGTCGTTTCCCTACCCATCACAACAGTGCGGACGGGCCCCGAAGGAGGTAACAGCTCGTTAAAGGCTTGTGCTTGGAACTGCGTCGCCGCTTCCGCCAGCAACGGGTGAGTCACACCGGAGGCTCCACGGAAAGGCTGGGTGCGTTCTTCGTAAGTAAAACCTAAAAGCTCTAAACCATCCTTGTAAGCGTCTTCCCATTCCTGACGGCCTGCACGGTTGGCATCAAATTCGCCGAGTAGTTCACTAGAAATGCGCGTCAACTCGCGGTCCGGCATCTCTTCTGCAAGATTTGCATAAAAATCTTCGTTCATGCCGCGCTGGTCTTGCGGCTCAAAATCAACTTCTACGCCGCCGTCTTCCGTTGGTATGATTTCAATCTCGCCAACATTCTCTGCGTCAATCATTGCGACGACGTTGTTTTGAGAATCAGGAATCTCTAACTCAAGCTCGGCTGCCAAATCTTCTGGATCAAGCTGAGAAGGGACATTGCTGTCCATCATTCCCGCATTTGGTTTACCATTTGCCATGGCTACTCCTAATGATCCCTAATGAATCGTTGGTACTCATCACGAGGGAAGTAAACATCTGGACCCGACGGTGGACTTTTGTACGATCTCTCGCTTGCGGGCCGCTTTAATATTGTATTTAACTGGTCAAGTATGGTCTTGTCCACCATTTGTGCAATCTGCGCAGGCGTCGCATTTATACCCGCCTGTTTGAATAACGAGATACCCACCGCGTTATTACGCTTATCCATCGCTTGGTGTAACCGATTAGCCCCAAGCTCATTAAGGTCGCCCACACGTGCCGCGGTCCGTGGTCCGTATTCCATTGCCGCAAGCGCTGAAGCCAGCATGTGCTGACGCGTATCACGTAGTTCTTGAGGTGTAGGAAGATCACTACGGGGGCGATCAAAGCGACGAGGACCAGAAAGAGGATCAACCCCAGCAGGATACCCATATTGCTCTGCAAGTTGGTCATAAAAGGGCGGGGCCCCTTCGGGATAAAAAACTTCTTGCAACTCTGAACCAGCTTGGCCAGAGGCTCCAATAGCACTTTGTTGGTCAGCCCCAAGAGGTAGTGGTATATCTCTTTCGGGCTCCGTGATGTTGAAGTTATCCGATACAAAACGTAAGACACCTTTTTCATCATATTCAGGCGCTTCTTGCAATTGCATTGAACCATCGTCTACGATTACAGTAGCACCACCGTCCTCCATGTAGGAGACGAAACCACCTGCTCCAAGGTTTACGGCGGTTCTGTTCATGCGCAAGCCTTCCATATTCTACATTTAATAATACGCTACCACCTTAGCATGGTTTTGTTCATCTTCCCAGTCATCAGTTGGTAGCTGGACGAAATTTCCTTGACGGTATCGCATAAGTGCCTGCGTCATACTATCGACCAAATCGTCATGCTCGCCGTTCGGAAACGCCGCCACCTCCTCAATCATTTCATCCGCCCAAGTCTCATCGGGGGCCCAAACCATCCCTGCCTCAAACAAAGGCGACACACTATGCACCCGGCTTACCTTGTCATTACCCCTACTCGGCGTAAAATTGACAACAGGTATACCCATATTTCGTAACTCGTGCGTCAGTGGCATACCGCTTGCTTTCGCTTCCACAATGACCGTATCCGGCTCCCAAAACTGGTAACTATCCAAAGCAACCTGCTTTAACTCCGGAAAATCCCACCGGCCCTTCTTACTATCCAACAAAATTAAGTTGGGCCCCGAACCACCCTCGTTGGGATAAAACACACCCCACGTCGTTATAGCCGAATAGTCTGCTGTCTCGCGCTTCGAGAATGCCGTGTCATAAGACTGAATAACATACTCTAGCTGTGGAACCTTCTCCTTCTCCCAACAACGCCACCACTCACGCTTGATGATCGCGTTCTCTTCACCCGTAGGATTTTGCTGATACTGCGCGTTCCACTTGCTCGGCGGAATAGATGCGCGGACCGCGGTCAAATCTTCAATCGACCAAAACTCCGGCCAGCACGGAGTCCCATCGTCAAAAATGGCAGGCAACTCCACAACTTCCCATTGATCCGCCAACGGGTCTTTGGCCATCGCCTTCAATAACTGACCCGTCATGTCCTTCTCTGACCACCGGGTCTGAACCAAAACGATACTGCCGCCCGGCTGCAAACGCTGACGTGGACCACCCGTGTACCAATCCCACGCATCATCAAACCCGGAACTCGACATCGCCGTCTGCTCCGAATGAGGATCGTCAATAATCACCAAGTCACCACCACGACCCGCCAAGTTAGAACCCACACCAACCGCGTAGTACATACCACCCTTGTTCGTGTCCCAACGTCCACTCGCCTTACTGTCCGCCGCCAGTTTGACTTCGGGGAAAATCTCTTTGAACTCGTCACTCTCAAGCAAATTCTTGGTCTTCCTACCAAAGTTCACCGCCAACTCGGTCGTGTGCGTCGCCTGAATGATCTTCTTCTTTGGGTCGCGGCCCATGAACCACGCAGGAAACAGGAAAGATGCAAACTCAGACTTCGTGTGCCGCGGTGCCATGTTGATAATCAGGCGCTTTAATTCACCACGAGCAACACGCTCTAGCTTCTCGGCAATGATTTTGTGATGACGACCGGCGATGAAATCAGGCCAAACTGTTTTCACGAAAGTTAAAAAATCATTTTGGCACTTTTCGTTCTTTTCAATCTGCGCGAGCCGAAGCTCAAGCTTCAATCTTTTTTCTTCCAAGGCCGGATTACTTGCTGCACTCATAGGGGCCCCTAGCTAATTTTTCACACGCAGTTTTAGATGTTCCACGTGGAACAATATTGGATGTTTCACGTGAAACATAGCACGGATTATATGCGATTTTAAGCACAAATATAAGACAGTTAAATATCGTCCGTTTTCACTGCTGATTATTTGCGAAAAACATGGCCCTTGCTCTCGCTTAGTAACCGGCGGGGCGCGAGCGCTGAAAAATCGGCCACGGCCCACGATCCGCGGCGCTTGACCCGATAGCCCGGGGCCCCTTGGCGGTGCCATCGGCCCGGGGCCAGTTGCCACCGACCGGCGGCCATCGGCCCGGGTTAACTTTCACCGGCCACGGTCCGGGGCCCACGGCCCACGGCCCGGGGTTTAATTTCCACCGGCTGGGGTGCCAGGCACCCGGCCAGCGGCCCGGGATCGACGGCCCACGGCCCACGGTGCGCGGCCCGGTAGGTTTGGGGGATTGCCCGCGGGGCAGGGCCCGGCGTGTTTAACTGTCAAAAACGGGGCACAAAAAAAGCCCGCACGGGGCGGGCTTTGGTGGGGTTCTGGGGGCGATTAGATGCGGTCGGGACCAGTCCCCCAGCATTGCGGACACTTGCGCCGGTCGGCTTCGGGGATGTGCCGGGCGTAATTATTGCCCAGCATCGGCGCACCGCACCGCGTCTCGCTTTCGCCTAGTTCGGCGCAATGCCACTGGCCAAGCTTTTTGACCCAGTGAA